CCAGTCGCTCTTCCGTATGTAGGTGTTCTAGGCATAATAGATTAATCCATTTAAATTTATACTATTTATTGACAATACTAAACCGCTATGTTTCATTATTTTTTCAATTCTTCTATTTCTTTACTCAACTCTTGCACAGCCTTTATAAGTATGCTGGTGAACTCACTATATCTCATTCCATAGCGATCAGAATCACCATCGTGAATAAGTGGTGCGAAGTCAGTTGTGGATATCCCGCTGTCACTTAAAACCTGCTCAACTTCCTGTGCTACAAGACCATAGTGCCTTCTAGCCTTATCTTTAAACTTGAATTGTACAGGTCTGAGTTCATTTAAAAAGCTCAAGCCAAGTGCTGAATCGGAGATGCTTTCCTTGAGACGACTATCTGAAGTTTGGATTGTCCCATTAGTAGCATATACATCATCAAAGCGTGCGCCAGATTTACCAAGATCAAAACTGTCATCAGTTCCAGCATAAAAAGCAACTGTATCCATTCTATAAGCATCCTCATCGTCAGTGGTGAAACCAATTGTATTCGCTGCAGGCTTCCATATACCTAAATCCGCTTGATTTGCTATTTGTATACAAGCTGCGTCAGCCGCACCAGCTCCTGTTACTGATAATACCGTGCCTGCGGTCATAGTTGAACTGGCACTCATAGTTCCAGTTACGGTTAAAGCCCCTGAAGCTAAAGTCCCAGTCGTGGCGAGATTTTCGTTATCGAAACTTATATCGCCGCCAGCAGCGGATATTGTCATATCACCTGCTGTAGTTATAGCCATATTGCCTGTTTTACCAGTTATATTACCCGCTATATAAAGATGTTTAAAATAATCAGTATCAGAACCCAAATCTGTCGTATTTGGATCTATTGGTTCTAGAACGCCAGACTTTACTGATATTCCGTCGCTTGAGCCAGCATTTGACAGCCTGATTTCATCACCCCCACTACCACTTTCACCAGACTGGATATGAATATCATCTTCAGCTTCTATAGCTAGGTCGGCATTGCCACTATCATTAGTAGCATCTATAAGTGAACCTGTAGTTCCTGGGCATTTAAATAACAAATCATTAGACAGATATAAATCATTCCATGTAACATAACGAAAAGCATCAGTTCCTTGACCCACAGACCCACCTAAATCAAATGTCTCTCCCACAGACGGTAAAAAGTCACCCCGAACAGAAAGGTTATCAATGGTTAAACCTGACTCTCTTCTCTGTTTATCAGATACCTTAGCGGTTGCAGATGTTTGATAGCCACCCTGGAATGAAGACATTACTCTGCCCTTGCCATCATCAAAGAAACTAAACACATCACCCTCTTTGGCTTCTGTCTTTGGTATATAAGGAGCCCTGTTCTTGCTAGGAGTATTAAATTCCGTAACCTGACGGGACTTCTCAGGAGCTACCTTTGTCCTGCCATATCTGGCGTTCATACCCATAGTGTCTATCTTAAGAAAAGCCATTAGGTTGCAGGCACCCTTCCGTATAGTTCCCTATACTCCATTGATATGTCGTTAATACTAATCTTACTGGCATTACTTGTTGGCCCATTAAATCTTAATGTTATACTCTGGCATTCAACAGGCGTAGTGAAAGTAAACTTGTGTATTTCCCAGCTTGTGGCCTGATCTAATGTATTGTTCGCAATAGCAGTAGAGCTATCACCATCAACTGTTACAAAACTTGTACCTCCGTTAGTGGAATAACTCAAGAAATTGGATACTGTATTGCTGTCTGAATGCTTATATGTTATATATATATCATAAATCTTTTTCTTTCTACTTGGGCTACCAAAATCAATGTCCTTTGTGGTAAATAAAACTCCAGTAGATGTCTGACTGTCGGATTGCCATGATCTTATTGTTACAGTATCTGATGTCTCTGAAGCGTATATCAAATCTCCATTCCAGTCATACTCAAAGTTGGATGCAACCCCTCCGCTAGTAAGCCTGTTTTTGCCAAACCAGAACGATTGAGTCTCCATATCATATACGACTACATCAGCTCCATTACCACCAAAGGTTGTATCGTTCGTTGCACTGCTACAATCTATATTAACGATTATCTCTTTATCTTTCTGTGAGTATCCAACAATTGAGTTAGCTGTAATGAGTTTCCCCCAAGCGTTAAATCCATAATCATCCGTGCCATAACCATTGAGAACCTTACCCTCTGACAGCTCTGCCACTCCTCCGCCCTCCTGATATATGAAAAGACCATTAGGGTTAACCCAGATAAGTCCAAAGTCTGCTTTAAATACAGAGGCAGGATGTATCACTCCCATACCTCTATGGGTAGCCTCCAAGTACCATCCAGCAGGACTTGGATTAGAAATGTTTAATATAAATAAGTTATCGCCTTTAAAAGCAAAGTTCCTGTCATTTTAACATTGGCAACGAACATTCTTCGGTTGGTAAAAATAGCTGACTTGTACCCATCACTCGCATTACCTATAATTAAAGCACCGTCACTGCTTCTGTATCCATTTAAAGTGGCGTATGTATCGATAGGCGGATCTTGAATAACAATTACGGCGTTAGCATCATTACTACTAACAGTCCAGTTAGCAAATTTATCACCAAGTTTTGACCTGATTCCATATGCGTGCTCATCTGAGCTTGTTCCAGTTAAGTCAACATCAACCAATAAATTCCATTCACCCTGAGAAATCTTACTTAATCCAGAATCATAATACTTCCAGTATATTCTAGCTCCAGTGATTCTTGCATCATAATCTGTTGCTGCAGTGGCATTGGCTGCATATACGGTCACCTTCCACGGTCTGTCGTCATTAACATTAGCTAATGCAAGAGCGGAGCTAACTATAAACGGAGCTGACTCTTGATTCCCATCATAAACAAAAGTATATGCAAAAGCGTAGTTATCCTTAGCCCAAGTGCCAGAACCAGCAGTTTGCGAGTCTATCTGAAAATTTATAGAGCCGTCGGTATAAGTAGCAGAGCCTACTAAATTTCCAGCAGTAGGTGCTGGGAGTGTATTATTGCCAGCATAAAAACCAGATCTATCTCTACCAAGTTGACTTCTTTTAACATACATATAATACTTGATTTGGCTTGAGTTTGTTAGGTTGGTATCAGCTACCCTTATTCCGTTATTAATAGGGGTTATAATAGGTTTGCAATCCGTTTCGCTACCATGAATGTCTACACTAACGGTTGCCCAAGAATTATTAGTATAGTCCCATAAGTTTAATTCCCCACCCTCGTCAACTACAGCCAAGTAATGCTCACCAGTATTGGCTCCACCTTCAGTCCAGTCTAGTTCAAAGTGTTTAAACCCATATCCAGCAGAACTTGCAAGGTCGGTAGAAGCTAAAGTATTAATAGATTTTGCCGATGCAGAATTGTTTGCTTGCCTGGGAGTCCCACTCCCATTGCCCATCGTGCGGACTGACCCAACTCGATCACCCATAATATCCTGTGCGTAACCGAGCTGGTTGTCCTGTATATCCCTAGGATTAAACTGGGTGTTTATACCACCAGAAAAGTCTCTAAGTGTTGCAATACTGCGGGGCATTATTTAGAATCAAGCACCTTTTTAAGCTTTTCAACTATTTTGTCGTCTTCTTTTGTCGCTGTCATTTCAGCAATCATCCCAAGCATAAACAACATTGTTTCTGTGACACCGACCTTTTTCATGACTTTGGCAAGCACCTTCTTTAGTATCTTATTTGCCATGGTGTTTAATTTTACTTTTGCCATGCTATCCTCCGTTTTTTGCCTTCCCAAAGTTGGCGCCTATGAAATTCACCATATCCAGAATCATCTGGACAATCCTATCGTCGCTTTTATTTGGCGTCATTGAAGCTATAATAGCAAACCCGCCTACGATGCCCCCAACGGCTGTAAGCATTTGCATATAATTCTCCATGACATAACTAACTACACCACTCATATTAACTCCTTTTAGTTTTATTTGAGCTTATACGATCAAGGCTGTCTTCCATGCTAATATTGGAAAAATCAACCTGATCCTTTCTAATTGCAGTAGCCCAATCTCCACCCCCCCTTACAATAGCATGGGGCAATGTCACAACTCTTTCCAACTCACCGTTATGACACAGTGGACAGCTACTACCTACAAATGAATCTTCCGACCCCCTCACCAT